CACTTGAAATCTCTAAATCTTTTTCTTTGGCACATTTGCCATCTTTTCCATAAGTACATTTTTTATATTTTTCATCAGATTCTTGTACTTCCTCAAACTCTGTATCTGTGTCATCTATTTCCTCATCTGGATCATCATAAGGCTCTAAGCCTGACTTAAGAGCTTGAACAAAGCTATTTTGTTGTGCTCCTACTAAAACAGGAGATACTTCCCAGACTTTTACATCTTGTAGCACTCTCACAGGAACTTCCTCTCCTTTAGAGTCAATATGAGTTCCTTTTTCTGATTTCATTACTTGAAAGCCATAACTGAATTGCTGCATATCTTGCATAGCCTTTACAGTTTCATAAGCTTCTTTACCTGCTTCAGTATTTAAAAAATATCCTTTAAACACAGCTTTTTGATTATCTGCTTCTATAACACCTCTACCAATGACTTTACTCCAATCATGATTCCATACTAATGGCACTTTATTGCCTGTATATCCTGATCTAAGAGCATTAGCTTTAGTTACATCATTATCACTATCTATAGTGTCAAATAATGAAAAAACTGCTTCTATGTATCTTGTATCTCCATCCTCTTTTAGCTCAATAGGAGCATTCTTAAAAGAAAGATTCTCTGGTCTATCTATTTCATTCATCTATTACCTCAATATAAGCTTCTGTGCATCTACAATTAGCAATTAAGCTAATTGGAGCATTAGGATCTCTAGGAGCATCCAACTTAATACCATTATACAGATAAAAACTATTCAGAGGAACTCTTTGATTGTCTAGCTCAAAATGTGCTTCTCTTACAACTCCATCTCTCCTAGATACCCACTCTTTTTCTAAAGTCTTGCCTGTAGCTTTAGCAGCTCTTTGCTGACTCCAAGAACTAACTTTACCAACTTCTGTTCTAGCTATATTCTTAGCTCTACCTAAGTTCTGTCCTCCTAGAACTGTATTAATTCTTTTAGCTAACTCATTAAAAAACTTATCTCCATCAGGAGTACCTGCAACAGGATTAACTATTCCAAGCTCCTCAAACTCTTTTATTGTCTTTGTTATCTGTGTAGTAATTCTTTTCTTAGTAGTTGCATTTAAGTCATTCATAACTTTCTTAGCATTATCTTGCACAAAATTAGCTGCTTGTGAATCTTGAAATAGGGATCTAACTTCAGCAGGAACTTCTCTTTGTCCTCTATAAAAGCCACTCTCAACAACTTTCTTTATAGTCCTGCCCTCTGGAAGTAAGCCTGATAGAGTTCCAAATACAGTTCTTATTGCTTGTTCCTCATCAATCTGTACTCCTAAATCAACAGGATCTGCTGCTTTAAAGTTTTCCTGTGCAGGAAAAAGATTATCCCAAGTTCTTACTGACATATCATCCCCAAGAGAATAAAACAATGGTAATAACTCTTTATCAAACTTAGATTCATTTAAGAATATATCTACATTAGTTTCTAGTGCAGCTAAATCATGACTACCTTTAGCAACATTAGATAAGCCTCTCTTTTGTCTGTTAAGTTCTTTTGCATAAATATTAGACATATACTCACTCCAAGCATTCTCTAATCCATTTATAGCTTTCCAGAGTTCTTTCTTTTCTATCTCTGTTCTGTAGTGTTTAACAGTAGGAAGTCCTAGTATCTTTACTGTTGGCTCTTGCCATCCATATAGTGGATAATTAATTGTTTTATTTTCTTTAACTTTATCTGCTTCTTTAGTAGCCCAATTAGCAGCTCTCATTTTGTTACTCTTAGATATATCTCCACCCCATAACAACCAAGCTACCTGCCCTGCTGTTGGTCTATCACTATCTCCATTAAGATAATCATTAGCTTTCTCTGAATCTAAATCTCCCTCATGCCTAGCAAACCAAGCTGCCATTCTTACAACTTTGTTATCACTAATCTTTCCACTAGCCATTTCTCTGGCTTCTCTCTTTGTTTTATCTGTCAAGCCACTACCTGCAAACTCTAAGAGATCTAATCCTCTTTGTGCATTCTTTTGTATATAACTAGGAACTTTATCTACTTTTGTTTCTACTTCCTCAGCTTTTTCCTCAACAGTTTCATCAGAAGCATATTCTGTATCTCCATTGTGATACATTGTTACATCTGTTCCATCTACAGGAACTTCTGCAATAGTCATATTTCTTACAAAGTAATCTCCATTGTCTAGTGCAGGTAACTGATTAGCTTGTCTAGCTTCATTAACAGTTACAAATCCTGCATTAAATCCTGTTACAACTCTCTGCATAGTTGCATCCTCATCTTGACTTAAAGCTCTTACATTAGAAAGATCATACTTAAAGCAGTAATCTGAGTTGTCCTCAAAGTCTTGTAGTAATAATTGTTTAGTAAATTCATTAGCAAAGTGATTCCACATAGGAATTAGCTTTTGTTCTGTAAAGAACTCTCTAAGCTCTTTTGCATTAGAGTATGTTGCTCTCTCTAGTCCTGCACCAAGTCCTGCTAATATTGCAGGAACACCTAGCACAGCAGATATTCTCTCCTCATTGATGTATCTCAGTTTGCCTATTTCTAAATCTTTAGGGCTAAAAGAAAGAGTTTTTATATCTACTTCTCCACCAGATATTACTAATGGTCTGCCTCTATTCTCTCCTCCAAATCTCCTACCAAATACCTCAGCTATGTTCTCAGCTTCATCACTTGTCATAGATAAATCATTCTTTGGAGATATAACAACACTAGGAACACCTGTATTTTTAACTAAAGCTGCTCCCATCTGTGAAGCTGCTGCATCTCCTAATACTTCTACCATTACTGATCTAAGAGGAGATAATCCTCTCCTGTGGTTTCTAGGATCTATTCTCTCTCTTAAGTGAATCATATCCTCAGGCAATATGGTCATAGTGTTGCCTTTTTGCTTATATTCATATTTAGTTATTAACTGTTCTGTGTTGCCTTTTACTTCAACCATCTCTGGAAGTAGAGGAATAAGTTGAATTACAGCTCCTGATTCATTTCTAAGTTTAAGTAAGAAAGCATCTCCAGACACAGCTACAGAAGTAACAATGTAGTTATTCAGTAGAGAAGCTGTCATATTTGGATTAGGATTCTCTAAAAGTATTGCAGCAGGATGCTTATTAATATATTCATCTCCCTCTTGTGTCTTTAAATATACTTTAAGTGGTGGCTCACTAAAAGCTGTACCAAGTACATTTAAACAAGCAAGAGCAGCTGAGTTACCCTCTGGGCTCATTTGATTGACTCCACTAAAATAACCTGCATCAGTATTGAATGGAAATACTACTTGTGATGTTGGATACTGCCCAGATTTCTTTTCTGTTTGTACTTCCTGAGCAAAGAAGCCTCTAATATTATCTCTAATTCCCAATTAGGTTACACTCCAATTTGTCTTTCTAACTATTCCAAACCTAGCTGCATAAGCTAAGGCATCCACCATATCATCATGAGATCCAGAGGATGGAAAGCTAGTTAATTCTCTTTCAAATTCTACAAGCCATTTAGCATTTTTCAAAAACCATATAGTGCCATTTTCTACACCTGCAGCTGCAGGTACAGCTCTAGCAGTTTTACTTTTATCTGCTTTTAAGTTCCTTATAGGCAAACCCTGCCTCCTAGCCATCTGAATTATTCCTAAACCAAAACTAGAATCCTCCACTCCCAACCAAGACATATTGTATTCATCAATCTTTGCTTCTATCTGTGGGAGTAACTCTGGAGCTTCTAATCTAGCTCTGAATACATCCATTACTAAAAGCTTACCACTAGGAGTAGATCCTACTGTTATTATTACTGAGTAATCAGCAGTTTCTTTAATACTCAAAGCTGTGTCCATAGTGCCAAAGATAGATAGCTCAGAATGCTTTACTACTTCATCTCCTAAGACATACTCAGGATCATCTCCTGCAATAGTGTCATAATACTTAAACCATTCTCTTTTAAACATGTGTCCTACCTCTGTAAATTCTGCTAAGAACTCCTGAGCATATACCATTGAGCCTAACTCCTCTTTGGCTTGTGCTAACTCATCTTTATTTATTCTAGGAGATTGCTCTGTAGGATAATGAAATACTTTCCAATCAGCTCTCCTTTTAGCATTATCAAACAACTCATAAAACCAATTTATGCCATTAGGTGTTGATATAAACAAAGCTTTGCCTAAGCTATCAGATAAGATTGGTCTAACTGTATCCCATGTTTCTTTATCTTGATAAGCTACCTCATCAAAGATTATTAAAGATATACCACCTGCACCTCTAAGAGTTTCTGGCTTATTAGCTGATTTAATCTGTATAGATCCACCATTAGCTAAAACTATTCTTTTCTCTACCTCTCTTGTTTCTGCATAGTCCTCAGGTAATTGTCTGACTAAGCTTTTTAGATTAAGCCAAGACTCTAAAGCCTGTGGATATACAGGAAAGATAATCCAAACTTTTAAACCTTTCAATGCTTGATCTACTGCTGCAACTAAAGATAAAGTAGTTTTACCCCATCTCCTACCACAAACAGCAATTATAAATCTGTGTTCATCTAATGCTTTTATAACTTCTAATTGTCCAGAATGTAAATCAGGTGGAGTAGCCTCAATAATCTGGCTCATCAGACTTCATTACCCCAAACATCCCAACCATCAGCTTTTTCTCTTGCAAAAAGTTCTATTCTAGGTAAATCTCCAACAAGTTCTACTATTTTATCTCTAACTTCATCTGGCTTTTTAGAATGTTCCATGATTCTTGCATCAATAACTGAATGAACAGATTTAGATATTCTTTTAGGCTTACCTTTTCTAAAAATTAAACATAG